CTTCTTGCCTTCTTACCTTCTCGGGATTGTCCACCCTTACTATTGGGTTTCTTACCCTTTGTACGGTTCTCGGCACACTCACGCGATGTTGATGGGCGCTTCGTGGTCATTTAATCCTCCATTGAGAGCTTAAACAGAAAGTAATTAAGAAAACTTACTTAATAGAACCGACAGTGAAAAGATTGTCGAGATCTGTAGAGTTCAACACAGCCATACCTAAGCCTCTTAGAGTATCTATCTTGCCTGCTGCCGTGAATGGCGAGCTTTCAGTTTCGAATCTTATGAGGTCATAAGATATGGTTCCATCGGCCAACGTTTCAGGTACAATAATTCTTACAGAGACTTTCTGCTTAGAATAGGTCCCATCACTGTTCTTCGACGGAAGACGACTAGTCGCTACGAGTTTCTCGCGTGCGAAAAAGTCATTCTCTGCCTGATTAACACAAACGATACCGTTTGCAACATTTTCACCGGAATCATCAAAAGTAATTGATGTACCACCGGTAGGGGTGTATGTAGCCCCTTCTTTTAAGACAACGCCATTAATTGACATCTTATCGTCCTTTGAGCCCTAAAAGAGCTCCAATTAAAAGTGCGATTCCATCAAGCTGATGGAACAGAGATAACTTACCCGGCACGAAGCAAGGTAAGACTGGTGGCAACACATCATCGCCTACTAGGCGCCTAATGTGCAGTGATGACACGATAAAAGGTTCGTCTTTATCCGGTGAAACATATATATCCGGCATATTCGAAAACCTTGTATCTACCCATAACCTGTGTGTTTGCTCTTTTACAAAAGTAACATACTTGTCCCCTATAACTAAATTGGTATCTCTGAAGGAACCTAACCAGGTCCCGACATCGAAGAACCAATCAATCATAAAGGAGAGTGTAACACGTTCCCAAGCAGCAGCAACAACATCATGTAGGGATGTTCCCCATGGTGATGTGTCGTTTTGTGCGAGGATGCTTAATCGACTACCACAAGTAAACTTGCTTTTAGTCAATTTAGCAACGCTAAGGGTCCCATGAGTTTGAGAGTAAGTATGATACTTAAGCTTCTCAGATTCATCCTTGTTATAGGCCTGAACCTTCTCCTTGGGGCGCACTTTATTCAAAAAATTAAGCGCGTCTTCTACCGTTAAAACAAGGGGAGTGATGGCATATCTCCACTCAAGCCAGGTACTATGCGGATTCTTCGTCCGCTTTGCCTGCGCTTTGTAGAAAGCGGAGATACGACGAAACGACACTAGCACATCTTTAATGTACTTAATCGTCTCACCCAGTTCTGCAATGAATACTGCCGAATTGAATCTTGCACTGTTTGCTTTCTCATAAAGCTGAGCTATCAAGTAATTTTGATAAGGC